TAATTCTTATATCTGTAATATCACCAGAACCTGTGCCACTCTCTTGTACAATTTTATTTCCTGTGTAAGGATCACCTCTTACTGTCTCGTCTTCTAATATAATATGATCTTCTGTAGTAGATGTTGATTCTTCCTGTGTGAAACCACCATTAACAACTGAAACTTTTGCTGAAGCAGAACCGCCACCTGTTCCTGTATTTGTAAATGTTATACTATCTCCTATTTCATAATTTGAACCAGCTTCATCTATTATAAAATCGGTAATACTTCCACTTCCTACAGCACCTACTTGAATTAATGCTCCCTCACCACCTGTAATTAAAGAAACGCTATCGCCAATAGAATATAAACTACCATCATTTGTTAAAATAGGATTGTTAGGTAATCCTGTTACAGATGCTTTTATATAAACATCACTTATATCAGTTTCTGTTCCCATATTTCTTCTCCTACAATAAACGTACCTGTAATACTATCATCATTTAAAATATATTCGGAAACTGTATCTGTACCAATTTGAAATTTGAGCACACTTTCAATAATAGCTGTAGCACCAGAAGTTTGACCTTCAATCGTTCTTCCTACCAAGTCGTTACTATCACCTACGATTGAAATACCTCTTAATACTTTTGATGTATTCCATTTTCCATCTGATACTCTTAAAACTTGTTCTCTAGGATATATTGTTTCTATTTCTTCGTTAAACAATAATCTAAAAAATATTTGATGTCCTACATCTGTACCTTTAAGTCTATAAAGTGATCTTATATTTTTAATTAATTTTCTTTTATCAATACTATCATTTAAAACTTCAGGTAATGTATTTAAAAATTCATTTCTAAATTTTGTTAAAAAACTAGAAATTGCTTTATCAGGATCTCTAAATTCTAAAAGTTGTTGTATATTTGCTACAGGATTCAATTTAAATCCATTTATAATACCACTAGCATTAGATGATGAACCTATTATAGTTTCACCTTCTTTAAATTTATTTTGAGATGTTATGAAAATTCTATTGTTTATTAAATCTTCAGATAATATAGTTGCTGTTGCACCCGAAGTTTGTCCTGTTATAGTTTCACCATTTGTAAATTTTCCAAATGCAGAACTTTCTAAAATAATTTTATCACCAGAATCTAATTGAGTTTTATCTGAACCAATTTTTGAACCATTTAATAAAAGTAAATTTTCTTGGTTTGTTTCAGTTTCTAATAAAATACCATCAGTTGTTTGAATACTTGTAAAAGATATTTCAGCCGCTTCCATAAAGGTAAAGTAGGCTTTTAAAAACTCTACAAATTTAGGATGGTCTTCTAATACAAAACCAGGAACCTGTGAGTTTAATAGATGTGTAATTTTATCATTAAACTTTGCCATAGAAATTAGTAGCTAGATGTTGTCGTATAACCTACTCCAGCATCTGACGATCCTCCAACAAAAGTATCTGCCTCTACATTTATTGATGAATTAGCAACGTCAATTTCTATAATCTGATTTCTTACAGGAACAATATCATTTGAAGAAGGAGTTACAGTTAATTCTATTTGTGTAGAGGAACTTCCTCTTATATTTGATATTTCTGAAACATTTAAAGAATTTAACTGAATTTCACCTGTTATATAATTAATTGTTCCTTGAGTATTATTAGCATATGTTCTTACTCCGCTAATCACTCTATATCTTCTAATATTTCCTTCACCATCATCATCTAAAAAATATTCATTGCTATCACCTGATACTTTAAATCCAGTTGATGTTAATATTCCTCCATTGGTTGCATTGTAACCTGAAACAGGATTATATAATGTGTTTCTAAAATAAACATTATATCTTAAAGACGAACCTATTGTAGGAGAAAATGATTTTCTAATTTTTATAGTTGTAATATTTGAAACTATACTTGTATCTGCATCATCAACAATTCCAATAACTTTTGAATATCTAAACACACCATCAAATCTTTGAAGTGTATTTGTATTATATGAAGTTAATGCATTTGAAATATCTGTTTTTAAAGTTGCCGCAGTTTTTGTGGTTAATTTTTCATCATATTTTGCATTAACAGTTAATAGAACAGAAGTTGTTTCAGGATCAACAATTTCAGGTCTTACAGAAGCAACATTATATCTTTTAAGTTGAGTTACTAAACTATTTTTAGTTGTTTGTGTTAATGTGGAACCACTAACAGCTTTAATTGAAATTTTTACTACACCATATACAGGAGTTTCCTCATCTTCACCACCCCAAGCTGAAACATATTGAGCATTAGGATATAAAGTCTTAACAAGACTTTCATAATCAGAAGTTGTAACTGCTCTATTTTGAGCTGAATAAGTTAAAGGTGCATTGTATCTTATTGATTCTTTTGATTCCGCAGAAATGCCGCCTTGTGCTTCACTTACAGTAGAAATTGTTATATTTGAAAATCCGTCTATCGTTGATGAATAAGAAAAAGTATTTGCACCATTTGCGGCATCAACGTTTGTAACAATATATTCTAAAACAACTATGTTACCATCTGTTAATTTATTACCTATAACACCATCTCCAAAATAAACTTCAAATTTACCATCATCACCTTCTTGTAAAAAATATGCTTTTGTTGTTCCAGTAATATTTGCTAAACTTGTTGCTTTGGTGTAAGTATGTGTTGTAGAATCACCAGCACTATTTTGAACTTTTACGATTAAAGTTGATAAATCAGCTAATGCACTTGGTATTGTAAATTTTTGGTCAGGATCGTTTGAATCTACAGTGTATTTAAAATTAACTAAAGTACCTTCATAAATTCTTACACTTGAAAATTTATAAACACCATTTAATGGAGTTGTAGTTACTTCCGAATTATTTACAAAATAATAAGTTGTTTCATTTACAGTTGTTTCAAAAGTTGTACCTTTAGATAATGTTACTGAAGCACCTGTTGCATCTCCTATAGTAATATCAATGTCAGCATATGGAGCTCTTACTGATGATGGAGTATAACCTAATGCTTTTGCCAATGACACAATATTTTTTCTAATGTCAGCACTTTCAAGGTATAACTCATTTGATAACATATTAGCATTGAAACCTAAATAATGTGTGTTGTATGCTAATGTATCTAATAGAACTGAAAAGCCAGAACCCTCAAAATCATAATCTCTAAATTCTGCTTGATTTCTTAAAAATGATTTTAGATTTTGTTTTATCTGATCAAAATCGAAATCTGAAACTGTTAATTTATTACTTGCCATATTATCTTAATCTCTTTAAAAATGTTTCTACTACTACTGGTGCAGTTGTTCCTACCACATAAAACATAATCTTTAAATCATAAGCATTTTCATCATAATTAGGTCTAGCAACAATTTGTACTAAACGAACTCTTGGTTCAAAATTACTTATTACTTCTTCTACTTTTCTTTGTAAGTTTAAAGCAGTCAAAGGATTCATAGGTTCAAACAATAATGCTCTTACATTTGAACCAATCTCAGGGTGAAAAGGTCTTTCAAAGTGATTAGTATTAATTAAATTTCTAACCGATCTTTTTACTGCTTCTACACCTGTCAATTTATTTACATCATCTGTAACTATATTTCTACCAAAACTTAAATCTAAATCACTATACTCCCTAGTTGCTCTTTTACTCTTATTTAAATTCGTTGTTCCTGAAGCATCGTAGTTTGGCATAGTGTTAATATTTATAATGGGTTTTTGATTATACTCCTATAAAAACATTAGGAGAACCTTGTATCATAGCACCTAAATCCGCTGAATCTCCTATTCTTCCAACAGGTATACCTTGTATTCTTACAGTGGCAGAACCACTATTGAGTATTTGATTAGGGTGAGATATACACGCAGGTGGTGGACTAGGATTAGTAATCGTATGAGGCGCTACAGGTGTTCCTACTACTGAAGCCAAGATACCATTTACTCTTACTGTATATTGTAAAGGCGTTAAAAGTGTAGATGTTGTATCACAACCGTGTCCAGTTGCCAAAGTATCACCAAATCTACTTACAGCTGGCATTACTTACCCTGTCCGTTGTACGCTTTCCAGCTTCTTTTTTTGTGTTTATTCATAGAGGCAAATTTAGCACTTCTTTTTCTTTTAGTTTGAGAAGTTTTTTTGTAAACTGTTTCGTGTTTTACAAAATCTTTTGATAATCTTGCCATTATCTACCTAATTTCTTTTTTCTACCCCAAGGCAATTGAATACCTTCAGAGATTTTTTGACCTTTTTTGCTAATATATTCAACTCCTATAATTTTATCTTTATTTTCTAAAAATTTTGATTGAATTGACTTAACAGCTTTCTTTAAACTTATTTGTTCCGTTTTTTCTTCTAATCCATTATCATTCCAAAAGAAAAATT